CTGCGACCGAACTGGTCAACGACATGCTCTACCAGTTGGGCGCGCTGCGGGAGTTCGCCCGCCTTCACGGGCTGGCGTTGCAGCACATCTGTGAGGGGGTGGGAGGTTTGGCACTAAGGGGAAGGCGCCCGGAAGAAGCCGGAAGAAGCCGGAGTGGCCCGGATGGCGCGGGGTGCGCCCAGGTCGGAGGCTGCGACGGTGCCAAATCTCGCGATCGCGCTATACAGCTGCAATCGCGGAGAGTTTGGCACCCGGTTGTCTAGATCAACCAGCCGCCCGACCAGACAACCCGGCCGATGATTTCGAGTTCCTGGAGCCGATCCCGAGGAACCGTGAGCGCCTGGTACTCCTTGTTGTGGCTGATGATGAGCAACGAGCCGTCGAACTGGCGCTGTAGGCGCTTGGCGTACAGCCGATCATCTAGCCGAATCACGTATACGCCTTCGCCTTCAAGCGTATTCCGGCCCAGGTCAACCATTACGGTATCCCCATCCTCCAGAAGGCCGGTCATCGAATCGCCATCCACGCGCAGGCAAGCTGCTACTGCGGGCGTGATCCCCTTCTTTCTGAGCGAGTAACGCGTAAAGGCCAAACGCGTGAGCACGGTTGCCCGTTCATTCCAGGCGCCGTGGCCGCCGCTGCAGCGCGAGTCATACAGCGGAATGTACGCATACGTGTCTTCGTCAGGGTCGGCCGCGAGCGATGACCCTGAGCGCTCGGGGCCCTTGCCCGTTGCGAGCCACACGAGATCAACCCCGGTGCACTCGGCCAGCGCAACTAGAACCTTCCTAGTCGGCTCCCCGCCCTTGAGATAGCGCTGCAATCCGCTCTGCGAAATGCCAGCAGCCTTCGCTAAAGCGGTTGCGCTGCCCGCTATAGCACTTAAGCGCCGCAAGCGTTCGATGAACTCCTTGTCACTTTCAGCCTCACCCCCTGAGCTTGAAAGTGTCTCGGTGTCTGCGCTTTCAGGTTTCAACTTGGGCTAACCCTTTGATTTATATGAGTTTTGCTCTTTAGCGCTCATGCATACAGCACGATAGAGGTTGAAAATGCGCTAAAGCGTTTGTTTTTCAAGTTCTATAGCGTTATGTTTATCCGCAACAGGCTGTTAGACAGCCAAAAAAAACCACCCGCCAAGATGGTTGTTGCGATGAACCTAAACGAAATGCCGCTTGACTCCACCCAGCGTTGGGAATGGATCAAGTACCAGCTCCGAATCCATGGATGCCCGCCCGCAGAACTGGCGCGCCAGCTAGATATCACCGACCGCGCGGTACGTGCGGTGAAGCAAGGGGCGTATCCGCGCATTGAGCGCGCCATCGCCGAAAAACTCGGCGCACAACCAATACAGCTCTGGCCAGAGCGTTGGAATTCAGACGGCACGCCGAAGCGCCAGCGCCCGAACCGGGCCGAATCCCGCGAACGCAATAGCGCTAAGGATCATAGCCTTTACGTTCCGGTTTCGCACCGTAAAACAGGAACGGAGTCCTAAACATGCGTCGCAAAACAGACACTCTGACCCTTGATCTGTTCAGCGTGCCGCAGCCCATCCTCACTGTCCCTGGGCAAGGCAACTACTCCGCGCAGGTCGCTGAACTTGTAAGCAGCATGCTTCGTTCCTCTGACCTGGAGCGCGAGGAAATTGCAGCTCGGATGTCTTGCCTTTCCGGCGATGTTGTCAGCGAGAACATCCTCAATGCTTGGTCGGCGACGTCTCGCACCAGCCATAACGTGCCTTTCCATCGCGCCGTTCTCCTGGAAGAAGTTTGCGGCAGCCATGCACTGACGGACTGGATGGTGGCCAGGCGTGGCGGCCAAGTGGCCTACGGCGAAGATGCATTGCATGCCGAACTGGGGCGTCTGGAACGCACGCGAGATGAGGCAGCACGCCGTGCCCGCGAGCTGAAAGCCCATCTGAGCAAAGGCGGCCGTCATGCTTAATTGGCTTAGCGCCCAAGAGCTGGCGGGCCTTCCTGGCATGCCTGGCACAGTCCAAGGCGTCAACCTTCGCGCCAAGAAGCAAGGTTGGGAAGCCCAGCTGCGCTTGGGCCAGGGCGGTGGTCGTGAGTACCGCTTCGCCGTGCTACCCCAGGAAACCCAGACCGCACTGCTGGCCCGTATGGTCTCCCAGCAGGCACCTGCCGTTGCGCCCTCAGCACCTCACGCCCTCATCGCCCCGCAACGCGATGGCGTGGAAGTGTCCCGCCTCACCGATGCTCAGCGCGAAGTAATGACCGCTCGCGTGGCTTTGATTCGTGAAGTCCAGCGCTTGGCTGAGTTCACCACCCAGGGCCAGGCCATAGCGATCCTGGTGGAGGGCGCGCGGAAAGGCACACTGACCCCCTACCTGATGGAGCAGACCGAGCGCGCCAACGACCGCAAGACGGCCGACCGCTCTCTCAGCGAGCGCACCCTCAAGCGCTGGTTGAGCGACTGGCGCGCCAATGGCGAGCTGGCCCTCGCGCCGGTACGCCGCAAGCCGGACATGAGCGTGCCCAGCTGGGCGCCAGCCTTCCTGGCCTGCTACCAGACCCCGCAGAAACCCACGGTCGCCGCCGCTTATGCGGTCTTCAAAGCCGCGAACCCCGGTTGCCCCAGCATCCACGCTGTCCATCGCTGGCTTGGAAAGCTCAGCCCGGAAGCGCGCGAGGCTGGCCGCATGGGACCGCGCGAGTTGAAGTCGCTGCAGGCGTTTAAGCGCCGGAGCGCCGACACGCTGTGGCCGAATGATGTGTGGGTCGCGGACGGTCACACCTTCGACGCCGAGGTCATCAACCCGCTGACCGGCCAGATTTTCCGCCCGGAAATCACCATGGTCATCGACTGGGCCACCCGCCGCATTGTCGGGTTCTCGGTCAACCTCGCCGAGTCGACCCTCGCCACGCTGGACACCCTGCGCGACGGCGTCAGCCGTGTAGGCATGTACAAAGTCTTTTATGTCGACAACGGGTCGGGCTTCGATAACGCCACCGTCTACGAAGTCAACGACCGCCTCGGCGGCACCATCACCCACAGCCTGCCCTATAACAGCCAGGCCCGTGGCGTCATCGAGCGGGCGCACCAGAGCATCCTGGTAACGCTGGCGAAGACCTTCGATAGCTACATCGGCGCGGACATGGACGGCGAGGCGGCAACGCGCGCGCACCGGCTGTCCCGCAAGCAGCTGGCCCAGGGCGTCACCATCCGCGACGTCCCTACATTTGACCGCTTCTTCGCCGACCTGCAGGACGCCCTGGACCGCTACAACCGCGAGCCCCACAGGGGCCTCCCGAAAATACGCGACATGGAGACCGGCAAGCGTCGGCACCAGAGCCCCATGGAGTCCTGGCGTTCCGCCGAGGCAGAGGGCTGGCAGGCTCTGACGGCAGATGCATCGGTCGTCGCCAGCCTCACCCGGCCGCAGGTTTCGCGCATCACCCATCGCGGGGAAGTGAAGTTCAGTTCAGGCATCTACTTCCTGCCCGAGCTGGTGGACCTGCACGGCGAAGAGGTCCGCGTCGCCTACGACTTCCGCGACTCCAGCCGCGTATGGGTTCACACCGTCAACGGCGAGCTGATCGGCGAGGCCCTGCTCGATGGCAACTCCACCCCAGCCATGCCGGCCACGCTCCTGGAACGTGCAGCAGAACGCCGCGAGCGCGGCCAGCTCAACCGCCTGGTGCAGAAGGCCAAAACGTTGACCGGGCAACAGGTGGAAATGCACCTGGTGCCAAAGACCGCGCAACCCGCCGAGCTGTCCGCCGAGCAACTGGCAGACGCGCGCCACGTCGCCGCCAGCCTGGCCGCACCGGTGGCCCCGGCGGATGCCTTCCAGGTGCCTAGCGACTCAATGGCCCGTTACCGCCTGTGGAAGCGCCTAGAGGCCCGCGCCGCCTCTGGCGAGCAGCTGGACGCCGAAGCCAGCCGCTGGCACCGCAGCTACCCCAACACCCCCGAATACCAAGACACCCAAGACATGTTCGATTTCGCTGCCGCTTCGACGGTTAGCGCTTGACCAGGAGTAACCCAAGATGACCACCAAGATTGCCCCCCTTACCAACGTCGGTCTGCTGACCAGTGCCATAAACCGCGCGATGCTGCGCCCCGCCGGCCTGCCTGGCCTAGTCGTGATGTACGGCCGTACCGGCTACGGCAAAAGCATCGCGGCGTCCTTTGCTGCCAACCGCCACCGCGCCTATTACGTCGAGTGCCGCGAAGCCTGGACCAAAAAGGCGTTCTTGCTCGCCGTCCTGCGCGAGATGTCCATCACCCCAGCCCGCACGCTGTCGGAGATGGTCGACCAGATAGCCGAACAGCTCAGCCGCAGCGGTCGCCCGTTGATCGTCGATGACGTTCAGTACCTGGTGGCCAAGGCCGCCGCCAACATCCTGACCGACCTCTACAACGCCAGCCAAGGCACCATCGTGCTGATCGGCGAGGAACACGTCCCGTCGTCCCTGGCGAAACTGGAGCGCCTGCACAACCGCGTCCTGGAGTGGGTGCCGGCCCAGCCCGCCGCACTGGAAGACCTGCGCGAGCTGGCCGAGTCCACTTACCCCAACCTGAGCCTGGCAGACGACCTGTTGGCTGACCTCAATCACCAGGTGCGCGGGTGCCTGCGCCGGGTAGCAGTGAACCTGTACAAGGTCCACACCCAGGCACAGGCCGAAGGCGTCAACAGCATGGACCTGGCAGGCTGGGGCAAGCGCGGCTGGTTCACTGGCGAGGCTCCGGCCCGGAGGGTCGCGTAATGCCTCTGGAACTGCAGGGCAAATGCCCCCACTGCAACGTTGACGGCACCCGCGAACTGTTTGTCAGCCAGGCCGAGCACGACCCGAGCCTGATTGACCTGGTGATTCAGTGCTTCAGCTGCGAGCGCGTCCTCAATGAGTTCGTGCCGATTGCCAACATGATGCTGCTGACCCCTGGCCAAGGGGAGGTGCTGTGATGCGTACCGGCAAGAAGCCCGTTCACCTGTCCATGGCCGGCGGCCTGTTGCCTCGCCAGCGCATGTGGGAGTCCATCCGCACCCTGTCCCGCAGCAACGTCGCGCTGACCACCTACAACGTCGCCCGGCGCAGCGGCCAGGATGATGAGGCGGTGCGCGACTACCTGCGAGCCCTGAGCAAAGCCGGGATCGTCAAGCAGCTCAGCGCTTCTGGCCGTGACGCCTTGTGGGAGCTGGTCCAGGACGAGGGCGCCGAAGCGCCCCGCGTAAACCGGCAGGGCGAGCGCCAGCCGCCTGAGGCTGTCGAGTGCATCTGGCGTGCGCTGCGCATCCTTGGCGAGCTGAGCGCGGCCGAGGCGGCCGAGCAGGCCCAGGCCGGCGGCGCGAGCATCAGCGAGGGAGCTGCCCGCGTGTATCTCCAGGGCCTGGCTCTGGCCGGCTACGCCGTTCGTGACGGCGGCAAGCCAGGCAACCCGGCGCGCTATCGCCTGATCCCTGGCCGCGACAGCGGGCCACTGCATCCCATCTACCAGCGCACCACCTACGAACAGGTGTACGACCCGAATCTCGACCGCGTGGTGTGGGTGAAGGGGCAGGACAGCCTGGAGAACCTGCGGGCCGAGAACCGGCGCATGCGCGCGCTGCTGGTAATGATCGCGGGTCGCGGCCTATCCCCCACGCTGACAGAGGACGAACTCGGCGACATCGAGGCTGTTCTCGCTCAGGGGGCCAGCGTATGAGCCAGGCCGCACGAGTCGACCTGAGCGGCTGGGGCGAGGCCCCGCCGCTGTGGGTGTCGCTGCTGGCCGGCGAGGTGGAGCGTTCCAACCGCACCCAGGCGGGCGCCCGGATCGGCATGAGCCGAGTCGCCGTCACCCTGGCCCTGCAGAACCGTTACCCCTCGGGCAGCACTGCCGGCGTTGAACGCCGCGTTATGGCCTCCCTGGGGCGTATCCAGTGCGTTGCCGTTGACTCGCTCATCACCGCCGAGCAGTGCCAAACGTACCGCGAGCGCCCGGCCCCCACGCACAACCCGCACGCCATGCAGCACTGGCGTGCCTGCCAGCACTGCCACCACAACCCCAACTGTTCGGAGAAGAGTCATGCCCGCCACTGAGCAACGTCCTCTGCAGGTTCTGACCCCCGCGCTCTCGTCGCGCTTGGCCGAGTTCAACACCGCCGCTCGCGTGCTGCAGCGCCTCGGCGTGCGGATGCGCGGCCTACACCCTGACACCCACCAAATCGACATCGAGCCGGAAGGCGGCCGCTTGCTGCAACAGCGCTGCCTGGTTACCGGCTTCCACCGTTTCCCCACTGCCGGCAGCACTCGCTTCACCGTCGTCTTCCAGGGCGTAACCCTGGAATGGCGCGAGCCCATCAGCTATCGCGACACCCCACAGACCGTTCACTAAGGAGCAATACAGATGCAAACCCCCGAAATCCAACCCGGCCTGTGGCGCGATGCGCAAGGCCGCTTGGTTCCTATCGAGATGATCAAGCCGATTGACCAAGAGCGTGACCGGTTGGTGCGCCACCTGGTGGACCGCGCCCACGAGCTGCACCAGGAGCTGGCCGAGTTCAAGGGCGTAGCGTTTGGCGACATCGATGCGTTCGTCGATCTGAGCGCAGAACAGTACGACGTCCAGCTCGGCGGCAAGAAAGGCAATGTCACCCTGCAGACGTTCGATGGCCGCTACAAACTCATACGGGCCAGGGCGGACACCATCGTCTTTGACGAACGCCTGCAGGCCGCCCGCGCGCTGATCGACGAGTGTTTGGCCGACTGGACCGAGGGAGCGCGACCAGAGGTAACGCTCCTCATCAACGATGCATTCCGCACCGACACCCGTGGCGAGATTCGCACCGCCAGCGTCTTGGCGCTGCGTCGCTTGGCCATTGAAGACGAGCGATGGAAACGGGCCATGACGGCCATTGGTGAGGCGTGCCAGGTCGCCAGCACCAAGTCCTATCTGCGCATCTACGAGCGTGTAGGCGACTCCGACCAGTACGCCCCTATCAGCCTGGATATCGCCAAGATCAACCCGCCGGAGGTGCACTAATGGCCGCCTCCCAAGCCAAGCAGTACTGCATTGTCACCCTGGGCTATCAGCGCCTTCTGCTGCCCAAGGCACAGGCGCTGAAGCTGATGGACCTGGCTAGCACGGCCATGACCGTCGACTACGACTACAGCGGCGACGGCATCCGCTACCGCGTCGAAGCCCCGCTTGAGGTGGAAGTCACGACGGTTCGCCCCGGTCAGGTGGTGATGCCTGCGGCCGAAATGAACCCCACCCGGCCCAAGCGCGGCCAATTGCTCCTGGAGGACTGAACATGGCAGAGCTAACTGTCCGTGTCCGTTGCGCATCCGGCGGCCTCTACGTCGCCACGATCCCCGGCACCAAGCACCGCGCCACCAGCAACCAGGATGCCCGCTTTGCCGCCCAAGCCGTTGCGCGCAAGCAGTACGAAGGTGCCGAGACGATCACCGCGACGCTGGTGAGTCATGACGGCAACGGCGTCCAGCTGTGGCGCTGCCAGGTCGAGGTGGAGTGATGCGAACCAACATCCGCAATTTCCATGACACCACCCGCGAAGAGCCCGCCGCGCACATGACCGACGCCCACCGACGCGAGTCGGAGCGCATGGCGAAGATGACCGAGGCGTTTCTCGCGTCGGGTGGCGTAATCGAGCAGGTCGGCTTCCAGATGTCCGAGAAGCCGAAGACGTTCGTGATCAACCCGCATGTGCCGCTGACGCCGGAGCAGCGGGCCGAGCCTGTCCTGCCCGTGGATGAGTCGATATGCATCGAGTTTGCCGAGACGCGACTCACGGGAGACGCAAAGCTCGCGGCGCTTGTGCTGGCTGAGGCTGGGCGGGGCCACCCGCCGAAGCGCATCGCCTTCCGCCTGGGCATGACCGAGAAGCGGGTCCGCCAGCTGGCCCGCCAGTACCACATCAAATTCCAATGCCAACGCTAAGGAGCGCACATGGCCAAATTCACCCTCACGATTGAAGACGGCGCCGCTGGTGTCACGGTCAGCCTGGATAAGAGCGCTGCGCCTCTGACGCTGCTTGCCCGCCCGAGCCTGGCTGGGATTCTCGCCCAGCAGATGCTGGACATGGCAGAGCTTGACCGGATCATCCGGGCCACGCCGGCCCATCGGCTGATGCCGCCGCCACCAACCCTGCAGTAGCGAAACCGCCCCGGCCTGGCCGGGACGGTCTGCCAGGCGTGGTGGCCTGGTACTGACGAGCAGCCGAGGAAAGACATGGATCACAAGAAGGCCCTAGAGAAGATCAAGAAGTGCTTGCGCCTGGCCGCGAGCAGTAACCCCCACGAAGCCGCCGCCGCAATGCGCCAGGCGCGTGCGTTGATGGAGAAGTACCAGGTAGGGGAAACCGATGTGCTGATGGCGGACGTCCAGGAAGTGACCGCCCGCAGCAACTCCAAGGTGAACCCCACCCAGTGGGAAGCCAACCTGGCGGGCACGGTGGCGCGGGCCTACAGCTGCCGCATCGTGTTCATTGCGGGGCCTGGCAACTGGTCGTTTGTTGGTGAGATGGCCGAAGTAGCGGGCTACGCCATGACCCTACTTCTTCGCCAAGTGAGGCAAGCACGCCGCGACTACATCACCACCAAGCTCAAGCGCTGCAAGACCGCCAGCAAGACCAAGCGCGCCGACATGTTCTGCGATGCCTGGGTCTGGGAAGTGCGGAAGAAGGTCCGAGAGTTCGCCGGCAACCAAGAGCCGTCAGCGGCGGTTGAAGCGTACATGCAGAAGCATCACCAAGACCTTCAGGCAGGGTCGGCCGTGGATCGCAACGCCAAGACCGGGACCAATAGCGCGCGAGCATTTAACGATGCCATGAACGGGACGCTTGCGGCGCAAGGCGTCCAGCTCAATCACGGTGTTGGCGGAGCTGAGCAACTGGCTCTGACGTAAGCGAAACCGCCCCGGCCTGGCTGGGGATGGTCTGTCAGGCGTGGCGGCCTGGCACTGATGAGCAGCCAAACCAACCCGAGGACGAAGGAATGAAAAGCCCCGGACTTACCAAAATCCAAATCGCCCGGCGCCAGCTGGGAATGGATGACGACACATACCGCGCCATGCTGAAGCGCACAGTTGGGGCCGAGTCGTCCAAAGGCTTGACCCCGCGCCAGGTCGGCCGCGTGCTGGCCGAGCTAGAGCGCCTGGGCTTTGAGCCCACTGGCAAGGCCCGGATGCCTACTGACCGCCAGATCGCTGAGCCGGCCCCCGAGCGCAAGGCTCTGGTCTATAAGATCGCTGCCCTGTTGAACGACGCCGGCCGCCCCTGGGCTTACGCCGATGCCATGGCGAAACGCATGTTCCAGGTGGACAGCGTCGAGTGGTGCGAGCCTGGCCAGCTCCGCAGTCTGGTAGCGGCCCTCACCTATGACGCCAAGCGCCAGGTGGCGAAATGAAGATCGAGGCCGCCCGCGACCTGCTGCCCGTTGCAGTCCAGCGCATCGCCGACGTGGTCGGCCTGTCGTCGGCGCTGAAACTGGTTGAGGCCCTGGGCGGGACGTCCTGGTACTTCGCCCAGGGCGTCGGCCGCCAGGGCCAGGCCCGCGTGGCCGCCCTGGAGGAAATCGTGGGCGAGGACGCGGCCAAGCGCCTGACGTTCCTACTCAACGAGCGGGAGGCCATCTACATCCCCAAATGTGACCGCGCCGTGCGCCAGCTGCGCGACGCCGAGATACACCGGCAGTTTGACCAGGCGGTGCGCGAGGGCATCAGCACCAATACCGTGGTCAACGAGCTGGCCCGCACCTACGAAATGAGTGACCGCCACGTCTGGCGCATTCTGAAAACCCCGCCGCTCGACATCTACGACGAGCACCCGGTAACGCCCGATCTATTCAACTAGAACGGGCAGTTACTGACACCGGTCAGCTAATGCCGCCGGGACGCTGCCGCCCACCATAGCGGCATGATCAAAACAACTCCCCCCACCCGTCTTCGCTCCCCTCGCGACTATGCGGCCGCCATCCTGGCGGAGCCGTCGCGGGAGCAGCGTATTCAGCTCCTGGAGCGCTGCCCGCCCGAATGGCGCGAGCAGGCAGAGACGCACGTTAAAGACGCCTGGGCGCGCATGCAGGCGTACCGCCGCCACCGTGAGGAACGGCACGCCGCCGCCAAAGAGCGGCCCCCGCGCGCCTCCCGGCCCTCTGATCGAAACACCAACATCACCAATCACCCCCGCTCAGAGCCCGAGGTTGGCAACCGCCACCTGGCCGCTCTGCGCGCCCTGGTAGGAGACTCCCATGGGAATTAAGGCGCGCCTGCTCGCGGCCGCAATCACTATTGCCACCCCCGTGGTGGGCTATTTCGAAGGCCGCAGCCTGCTGGCCTACCTGGACCCCATCGGCAAACCCACTATCTGCGACGGCTGGACCCGTGGCGTCCGACTGGGCGACAAGGCCAGCGACGCCCAGTGCGACGCCTACACCCGCAAGGGCCTGGAGGAAGCGGCCGAGGTCTTCGCCCGCTGGGTGCCCGACCAGGTCGCCGACACACTGTCGGCCAGGACTTTGGCCGCCTTCCTGTCGTTCATCTACAACACCGGCCCCGGCGCCCCTGGCGTCAAGGACGGTTTCGTGTGGCTCAAGAACGGCCGCCATTCCACGATGCTGCTGCACCTGCAGGCCGGCCGGGTGGCCGAGGCCTGCGCCCAGCTCAGCAACTGGACGAGCGCGGCGGGCCGCCAGCTGGGCGGCCTGGTCAAGCGTCGGGCGGCTGAACGCCAGCTGTGCGAGGGCGGGCTATGAGCGCCTTCAGCTCCCCGTGGTTCAAGGTTCCCTTTGTGGCGGGCCTGCTGATGATCGCCCTATGGGCCTTTCTCACTGCGCTACATGACGCCCACGACACCGGCTATGCACTGGCCGAGGCGAAGGGCCAGGCCGCCCTGGAACAGCTCCGCACGGAGTACGCCAACGCTGACGCTGCCCGCGCCCTGCAGGCGGCCGCCGATGCCAAAGCCGCCGCGAACGCCCTACGCCAGCAGACCCAGCGCGCCGACCAGGTTGCCGCCAGGCTCGCCGACCAGCAACGCCAGTACCGCCAAAACACCGACCGACTCACCGGAGAGATAGCCCGTGTTAACGACCTCTACCGGGCGGCGCTCGATGCGCCGCCTGTGCCTCTGCCTGACTGCCGTTTCACTCGTGGCTTTGTCCGCGTGTGGGACGAAGCAACCGGTGCCGCAATGCCCGCCCATTCCGGCGGAGCTGCTGCGACGTCCGCCGACGCCGGAGCCGCTGACCAGCTCGACGCCGGCATCGGCCGCGCCGACCTGCTGCGCCATCACATCCGCTACGCCGAGCAGTGCCGCACCACAGCCGCACAGCTCGACGCCCTAATCGACGTCCTGGAGGACCACTGATGCAAATGGACTTCACCCAGGCCGTGACCTGGGCCATCTCGCTGGTAGGGGTCGCATGCACCGTCTTTCTGTTCCTGGTGAAGCAACTGCTTGGCCAGATGGAAAAGCGGCTCGGCGAGCGCTTCGCCGGCATGGATAGGGAACTGGCCCGGATCGCGCAGCTAGAGCGCGAACTGCTGCGATTCCAAGCAGAAATGCCCATGCAGTACGTGCACCGCCAGGACTATGTGCGCAACCAAACAGTAATCGAAGCCAAGCTAGACGGGCTGCGGGACAAGCTCGAAGTCGTCCAGCTGAAAGGAGCAAAGCAAAATGAGTGATATCGACCTGGAGAAGGTCCGCCGCGAATCGATGCGCTGGTACATCCTCCGAACCCTAGACAACACGCGGCCCGTTGATCCGCACGAATCCCTGGTGCTTAACACCATTCAGGCAATTTGGCCCGACGCCACCCAGCTGGAGGTGCGCCGCCAACTGGATTACCTGCTGGACCGTCGCCTTGTCACCCTGGACAAGCGCCCGGACGGCCAATGGATTTGCGGTCTAACCCATTTCGGCGTGGACGTTGTCGAGTACTCCACAGACTGCCGCCCTGGCATCGCTCGCCCTTTGCGAGGCTGACCCCATGCCGCCGCGCAGCAAGGTGGCCGCCCTGCCGGCCGAAGTGAAGTCCTGGCTTGACCAGGTGCTAGTGGAAAACAACTTCAGCGGTTACGAGTCCCTGTCGGCCGAGCTGGCCGACCGTGGCTACAGCATCGGCAAAAGCGCGCTGCACGCCTACGGGCAGACGTTCGAAGATCGTCTGTCCCGTCTGCGCATGGCCAGCGAGCAGGCAAAGGCCGTCGTCACCGCTGCCCCCGATGAGGAAGGGGCCGTCAACGAAGCGCTTATGCGTTTGGTCCAGGAACATCTGTTCAACATGCTGATGTCCAAGAATGACCCGAAGGACTTGCACAAGACGGCCAAGGCTGTGGCCGAGCTGGGGCGCGCGTCCGTGGTCCAGAAGAAGTGGCAAGCCGAGGTCCGCGAGCGGGCCGAGAGTGCCGCCGCGAAGGTCGAGAAAATCGCCCGCAAGGGAGGTTTGACGGCCGAGACCGTGGATGCCATCCGCCGGGAAATCCTGGGGGTTGCGGCATGAGTGCCAAGGCCAACGATCCGCTCTATGGCGTGGTGTCCAACACGGCAAACTCCGGGCCGCCGCCCGTGCTGCTGGGCTACCAGCAGCGCTGGGTTGGCATTCGCGCGCCGCTGAAGATCGCCGAGAAGAGCCGCCGTATCGGCCTGACCTGGGCCGAGGCGGCGGATAACGTCCTGGTCGCCGCCGCATCGAAAGCGGCTGGTGGGCAGACTGTCTATTACCTCGGCTACAACCAGGATATGACCATTGAATACATCCAGGCATGCGCCATGTGGGCACGGGCGTTCGACTACGCCGCCGGCGAGGTCGAGGAAGGCATCTGGCCCGACGAGACCGCCGAAAAAAACATCAAGACGTACACCATCACCTTCCCCGCTGGTCACCGCATCGTTGCGTTGACCAGTCGCCCCAGCAACCTGCGGGGCCGCCAGGGCATCGTTGTGATTGATGAGGCCGCATTCCATGCCGACCTGGCGGCGCTACTCAAGGCCGCCTTGGCGTTACTGATCTGGGGTGGTGAGGTGCACATCATCAGCACCCACGACGGCACCGACAACGCGTTCAACGAGCTGATCGAGGAGATTCGTGCCGGCAAGCGCAAGGGCGAGCTGTTCCGCTGCACGTTCCAGGAGGCGGTGGATGACGGGCTCTATCACCGCGTTTGTCTGCGCAAGGGTATTCCCTGGGTCAAGGACGAACAGCACGAGTGGGTCAAGGATGTGTACGCCTTCTATGGCGATGACGCCGAGGAAGAACTCGACTGCATCCCGTCACAGGGCGGCGGTACTTACCTCAGCCTGGCCATCCTGGAGCAGCGCAGCCGCATCGGCGTGCCCGTTCTTCGCCTGGCCTATAAGCCCGGCTATGAAGTCATCAGCGAGCCACTGCGCCTGGCTGATTCGCTCGCCTGGTGCGAGCGCGAACTCGCACCGCTTTTGGCACAGCTCCCGAAGGACCTATGGAGCTTTTACGGGATGGACTTTGCGCGCAACCGCGACCTGTCCGTGATCGTGCCCCTTGTCCAGGAGCAAAGCGGGAGGAAGCGCCCGCCCTTCCTGGTCGAGCTGCGGAACGTGCCGTTCAAGCAGCAGGAACAGATTCTGTTCTTCATCGTCAGCCGCCTGCCCAACTTCATGGCCGGTGCCAACGATGCGGGCGGCAACGGCGCGGCCCTGGCCGAGGCCGCCGCTGTCGAGTACGGGCACAACCGAATCAGCCAGGTGAAGCTAAGCGAGGGCTGGTATCGCGACAACATGCCTGGCGTAAAGGCTGACCTGGAGGACGGCACGCTCTACGACCTGCCCGCCGATAGGGACGTTATCAGCGACCTGCGGGCGTTCAAGCTGGTCAAGGGGGTGGCGAGGATTCCCGACACCCGCACACAAGAGGAAGGCGGTAGCGGCAAGCGGCACGGCGACGCCGGTATAGCCATCGCCCTGGCCAGGTTCGCCAGCCGCATGGACGTTGAGTGCTACGCCTATACGCCGGTTCGCCTCTCAGCCCCGACCGGCAATGTCTTTGATAACGACGATGGCCCGGCGTCAGGCTGGGGCATTGGAGGAATGCTCTGATGAATGAACCCACGATCCTGGACCAGTACGGCCGCCCGATGCGCCGCGCCGACCTGCTCCAGGAGGTTATCCACGCCAGCGCCATCGGTGCGCACATGGCATACAACACCGACACTATCGCCACCGCTCTGGACCCCAGCCGCTTGCGTTCCATCCTGCAGGCGGCCGCCACGGGGGACGCCCGCGATTACCTGACGCTGGCAGAGGAAATGGAGGAGAAAGACCCGCACTATGCGTCCGTGCTGGGCACGCGCAAGCGTGCGGTGGCAGGGCTGCCTATTGCCGTCGAGGCGGCAAGTACCGATGCGCGCGACGAGGAAATCGCCGACGCGGTACGCCGCCTTGTAGAGGCGCCGGAGTTCGGCGACATGCTCGATGACCTGCTCGACGCCATCGGCAAAGGCTATTCGGTCGTTGAGCCGATCTGGCAATACCGGGATGGCCAGCTCTGGCCGAGCCGCTACGAACACCGTGACCCCCGGTGGTTCCAGTTTGACCGGGTGTCAGGCAAGCGTCTGCAGCTCCTGGACAGCACCGGCCAAGGGCGGGAGCTGCCCAAGGATCGGTTGATGATCCACACCCCCCGTCTCAAGTCTGGCTTGCCCATCCGTGGCGGCGTTGCTCGCCTGGTCGCTGTCGCCGTCATGTGCAAGTCGTTCTCGCTGAAGGACTGGATGCGCTACGGCGAGCTGTTCGGCATGCCGTTGCGGATTGGCCGCTATGGTCCTGGAGCGAAGCCCGACGACATCGCCGTGCTGCGCCGCGCTGTCACCCAGTTGGCCAGCGACGCCGCCGCCATCATGCCGGACAGCATGAAGGTGGAGTTCCAGGAGATCGCCAACTCGGCCGGTGGCGCCGAGCTGTTCGAGCGCCTGGCCGAGTGGCTGGACCGCCAGGTGTCCAAGGCCGTCCTGGGTCAGACGATGACGACCGACAACGGGTCGAGCCAGAGCCAGGCCAACGTGCACAACGAAGTGCGCCGCGACATCCTGAAGGCCGACGCCAAGCAGGTGATGACGACGATTAACCGCGACCTGGTGCGCGTGTTCGTCGACCTGAACTACGGGCCGCAGAAGGCTTACCCGACTGCTGCCCTGCAGGTGACCGAGCCAGAAGACCTCAAGGCGCTGGCTGACGCGCTGACCCCCTTCATTGATCGCGGGTTGCAAGTGGAGTCCTCTGCGATCCTGGACCGATTCGGGCTGGCAGCACCGGAGAAAGGTGCGGCGACCCTGCGCCCGGCCGGAGCAGTCACGCAACTGCCGGCAATGAACCAACAGCAGCCCTGTGCCTGTGGCGCCTGTGGCAGCCAGCGAGTTGCCCTGAATGCCGAGGAACCGCGCGACGCCATAGACGACCTGGTCAGGGATGAGCTGAGCGAGTGGCGCCCGCTGGTGCGTCCGGTGCTTGATCCGCTGCAGCAGCTGGCCCAGCGCTCGACATCGTTTGAAGAGTTCCGCGCCGGCCTGGCCGACCTCCTGGACGAGATGGACGACACCCAGCTAGTCGAGGCGTTGGCCCTGGCGGCGTTCAAGGGCCGGGCTATGGGTGATGGGGGCCGTCAGTGACTACGACCGTCGAGACCCCGGGGCCGGTGCCCCAGGAGGCCCTGGACTACCTACGAGCCAAGGGCTACCGGGTCGGCTTCGACCATCGGGACGTGTGGCGGGAAGAGCACGCCATCGCCTGGACGGTGGCCAAGGCCATGCGCCTGGACATCCTGGAAGCGATCCGCGCGGCCGTGGACGAAGCGGTCCAGGAAGGCCAGGCATTCAGCGAGTTTCGCGGCAACCTGCAGCCGCTCCTGGAGCGATTGGGCTGGTGGGGTCGTACGACGTTGCGAGATCCGTTGACCGGTGACGAGCGAGACGTCCAGCTCGGAAGCCCGCGACGCCTGCAGGTCATCTATGACGTGAACCTGCGGACGGCCCAAGCGGCAGGCCAATGGGACCGTATCCAACGCACCAGGGCGACGCATCCTTACTTGCTGTACCAGCTCGGGCCGAGCCGCGAGCACAGGCCAGAACATCGAGGCTGGTCGGGCATGCTGCTGCGCGCGGATGATCCGTGGTGGCAGACCCATTACCCGCCCAACGGCTGGGGCTGCAAATGCCACGTGCGCCAGGTCAGCCGCCGCGAGGCCGAGCGACTGACGGCAGGCGGTGCCGCTACAACTGCCCCCGACCTGGGGACGATGGAGTACGTGAACCAGCGAACTGGTGAGGTGGCGAGCGTGCCTCGCGGGATCGACCCAGGGTGGGACTACAACCCTGGTGCCGTCTCCAGGCTGGCACGCGCGCAGCAGCTCCTGGAGCAGAAGGAAGTCGCCGCCAAGGGTAATGAATGATCCCCAAGCTAAAACGCCCAGGAAGGCCCTTGCGGGCCTTTGGGTGCGGCAAGGGTATGGGGTGGGGAGGGAAAACGATTTCTAACGCTGGTCTAACGCGTTCTAGGCTAGTGCACATCTGCCGCTTCGGTTGCGTGCCAGCGCATTCACTAGTTTTCCTTGTCTTCTTCCGCTGCGGCTAGGTTCATGAGAATGCCCAATTTCCGAAGAGAATCGAGTGCTGGCGTATCGAATACCGGATTGCGGAAGCGTTTAAGGTCATAGGTCTTAAGCGTACTATTCATATGTTTGATCGCTTCCCCAATTTTGGGGTCCAGATGCAAAGCCAAACTCTTCTTCGCCTCGGCAAGCTCCTGGCCGAAAGGGGGAAGTCCTTTGCTGAGATTCTTAGAGGCAACAAGATCAATCTGCCCCTTCAGCTTGGCGTTCAGCTCTCGATAGCGCTCTGCATCGTTCCGTGCCTCTTCTAGTTGTTGAAGTGTCTGATTGGCCTGCTCTAAGGCTTGGTCTCGCTCCATTTCTGCAAGCGTCCGCAATGCGTTTGTGTCTTCAGTGACTTGGGCTAAAAGCTTAACGAAGCTACCCATCTCGTCGGCGCTACCAGCTAGTCCATTGAAAATGCCAAGGAACAGCTCGACAGTTGGATTCTTTGAGAAGTTGGGATATCTGACTTTATGGTCGATTTCGCTCCAGCCCTCCTCAAACAAAGTCCGAACTTGAACCTCCGCAAAAATCTGGAATTTCTCCGGTTTGGTTTTAATGATGTAGTGGACGGAGCGATACCCCTTACCATGCTCTTTTGGCTTGCCGCCTGCTTGCTTCAGCTCTTCAGATACTAGGTGCTGCTCCCCCTTGCGGATGTAGATGATGACTTCCTTGCTGTCCCAGTTTCGACGAATCTCTGTATCAATCGCTACGCACTCATCCTTAAATAAATGTAGTGCTCGGACCCCTACCAAGTCGGTTACAACCTTCGTGTAGTTGTCCACATTGATGTTGACGTATGCGCGATTCTTTTCGGGTTCAAGCTTTTTACGGACGATCTTTTCGAGTAGGTGGTCGGCATTCTTTACACGCCAGCGAACAGAGTGCACACCAGGGAAAGTTCGAATCCGACCAGCTATGGCCTCTGCAGCCGTGCAAAGAGAATGATTTCGGGCGATGTGGTGATCGGCTATGGCTTGTAGCACTTCCCAGTCCGCACCTGACCGCTCCCACTCGTCCTGAGATAGATTGTTGGTGCTGAGAAAAGACTCTAGCGATCGTCCTTGCATGTCCGTCTCCGAATGAAAGTGGTTCAGCGTGGCTGATGGCCCGAAAATATCACAAGCCCAATCCGGTTACTGACACCCGTCAGCTAATCCCTGAGCCCCCGTGCCGCCGAACATGGCGGCATGAACACACAACGCCCCCTCAAAACTGAATACGCCGCCCTCTGCTCCGAGCTGGGGGCCGGCGTCCCCGAATGGGTCGAGGTCCTGCCGCCTGGTCCCGACATTGTCGGCCGTGATGGTCGCCGCTGGTCCTATGACGCTGCCGGCGTCCTGCGCCGCACCCTGGCCCACAGCCAAGGCGCTCAACTGCCGTTCGACTACTTCCATGCAACCGAGCTGCAGGCGCCAAAAGGAAACGATGCGCCAGCCGCCGGCTGGGTGATCGAGTACCGCATCGGCCAGGCCGGCGGCATCGAGGCGCGCGTCGACTGGACCAGGCGAGCCGCGAACGGCATCAGCGCTCGCGAATACCGCTACGTCTCGCCCGTGTTCACACACGACGAAGACGGAGTCATCGACCGCTTTTCCTCATTCGGCCTGACCAGCAAGCCGAATCTGGTCCTCAAGTCCCTCAACTCTGAAACAAACCCCACCCCGGAGAAACACCCGATGGAGCTTGCAGAAGCCATCCGGGCCGCCCTTGGGCTGCCCGAAAACGCGACGGAACAGGATGCCGTCGCCGCCATCAACGCGCTGAAGGAGGCCAAGGAAATGGCCCTCAACAGCGAACGACTCCCGTCGCTGCAGAAGTTCGTTCCCCGCGACGACTACAACGCCCTGGAGCGCCGCGCGATCAACGCCGAGCAACAGCTCCAGGACCGCGACAAGCAGGCCCTGACCGTTGCGATCAATGCCGAGATCGAGCAGGCCCTCAAGGACGGAAAGATCACTCCGGCGACCAAGGGCTACCACATCGCCATGTGCCAGCAGGAAGGCGGTCTGGAGCAGTTCCGCGCCTTCGTGAAGGCAGCGCCTTCGGTCACTGATCAGGTTGTGCCGACCGAACAACCCACCACCACCTCAACCGCCATGAACAGCGAGCAGCAAACAGCAGCTCGGATGTTTGGCATGACGGATGCGGATTACCTCAAATTCATTTCGGAGGCCCAATAATGGCCGTAGTAACTCCCGCGCTTTTGAAAGCGCTCTTCGATGGCTACAGCGCTGCGTTCAAGAAAGGCCAAGGCTCCGCGCCCAGCATGTGGACGCGCGTTGCAACCCTGGTCCCCAGTACCGGCGCCAGCAATATCTATGCGTGGCTCGGCAAGTTCCCGAAGCTTAAAGAGTGGATTGGTGCACGTGCCGTCAAGAACATGGCCGCCCACGGCTACACCATCGTCAACAAGAAATTCGAGTCGACGGTGGGCGTACCTCGCGATGCGGTGGAAGACGACAGCGCTGGTGTGTACCTGCCTCTCTTTGAGGAAATGGGGCGCGCGGCCACCGAGCACCCCGACCTGATGATCTTCGGCCTGCTCGCTGATGGCTTCTCCGAACTCTGCTACGACGGCCAAAACTTCTTCGACACCGAGCACCCCGTCTACCCCAACGAGGACGGCACCGGCACGCCGACACTCGTCAGCAACATGGACGTGCCCAGCAGCAACCCCGGCCCGGCCTGGTTCCTGCTGGATACCACGCGCGCCATCAAGCCGTTGATCTTCCAGGAACGCACCAAGCCGGAGATGGAAAGCAAGACCAACCCCGCCAACAGCGACCACGTCTTCGACCACGACGAGTACGTGCACGGCATCCGCTATCGCTGCAACGGTGGTTTCGGTTTCTGGCAGATGGCCTATGCCTCGCGCCAGCCGCTGACCCCCGAGAACTACGAGAAGGCCCGCACTGCACTGCAGGAACTCAAGGCAGACGGTGGCGCGCCCCTCGGCATTCGTCCTGACCTGCTGGTCGTTCCGCCGAGCCTGGATGGCGCCGCCAAAAGGATCGTCGTCAAGGACAAAGACGGCGGCAACGAGTGGGCCGGCTCGGCTGAAGTTCTCAACTGCCCGTGGCTTGTGTAGGGGGCGCCATGATCATTCGGATCAGGTCCAAGCAGGATGGCCGCATTCGCTGCGGCATCCGTCACCCCCGCAAGGCTACCGACCACCCGGGCGACCGCTTCACGGAAGAAGAACTGAAGCGCCTGCAGGGCGACCCGCTGCTCACCGTGGAACTGGTAGAGGGCGAGCTGCCCAAAGGCGAAGACCAGGACCAGGACGAGCGCAAGGTCGACGAAGCCCCGCCGTCTGGCGGTGGTGCCAAACCCGCGACGGCCAAGCCCAAGACGGCCAAACCCGCTGCCGCGAAGGGTGGCAACAAGGGCGCGCCCAAGGGTGCCAAACCTGCCGCGAAAAAGGAGCAGCCCACCCAGCAGCCGGAACCCAAGCCGACTGGTGAAGGCGGCGAAGGTGGCGCAGAGGGAGGCGCGCCGTAATGGCTTACGCCACGCGTGAGCAGTTCATCGACCAGCACGGCCTGGATGCCGTGCTGGTCGTTGCCGACCGCGACCAGGACGGCGCGCCGGATGATCAGGTGATCGCTGATGCGCTGGTCCGAGCGACTGCGGAAATTGACAGCTGGATCAGCGTCAAGCACCGCCTGCCGCTGCCCGTCGTGCCGGATCACCTGGTCAGCCTGTGCGGCGATATCGCCATGTATCGGCTGAGCGCGGATGGAGCGCTGACCGAAGACAAGCGCAAGCGCTACGAAGATGCGGTGCGTTACCTGCGCCAGGTTGCCGAGGGTGTCGCCGGGCTGGGTCTACCGACCCCGCCCGACGCACCGTCGAGCGGTGAGGCGTTCTTTGAATCGCAGCCGATCCGCTTCGGGCGGCTGCTGTGACGGGCGCCGCTGTTCGGCTGAACCTGGCCGCTGACCCGCGCGTCGCGCGTTACCTGGATCGCCTGGCCCAGTTCGACGTGAAACCGCTCCTGGAAGGGCTGGGTGCTGAAGTCGAGTCGCAGACCCGGCGCCGCATCCAGAGCGACAAGGCCAGCCCCTCTGGCGAGCCCTGGCAAGGCTGGTCGGAGACCTACGCCGAGACGCGCCACAGCGGGCAAAGCCTGCTGCAGAGCATGGGGCCGCTGCTGAACAGCATCAGCTACCAGGTGCAGGGCGACAGCGTGTTGGTCGGTAGCCCGCTCATCTACGCCGCCACCCACAACTTCGGCGATCCGGACCGTGGGATTCCACAGCGCGAGTTCTTGGGCGTCGAGGGCCAGGATTTCGAAGACCTGGTCGGCATCACCGAAGACTTTCTGGAGGCACTGGCCAATGGATGAACTCACCCCCGCCGCCGTGCTGGCCGGCGTCGAGACCTGGGTCAACGCCCAGTTCGAAGCGGCCCAGCTCAAGGTGGAAGTGAAGCTGCACGGCGGCCGTTTCAGCGTCGCCGATCTGGAGAAGTACGCCACCAGCACGCGCGCCTGTCGTGTCGCCCTGGAGGGTCTGAAGTTCGAAGTGACAGGGCGCGGCGACCTGGTCTGCTCCGCCCACGTTGTCCTGGTCGCACTGGCGGGCGACCTCGGCAAAGCCGGCACCCGAGCGCTGAACGTGCTGCAGGTGCTGTCGCCGATTCAAGCGGCAGCGCCCGGCAGCAAGTTGGACCTGGCGCTGCAGGACAGCATCAACGCCAAGGACATCAAGGCCGCCAACCTCTACCACGCCGCCCTGGATCAGAAGGGCACCGCCGCCTGGGTCATCACCTGGCCAGTTCAATTCAAACACCCACGAGTCCGCTAGGAGGACCGAATGAAGAACGACAAAACCGCCCCCGTGGCGGAGCAACCCAAGCCCACCGTCAAGGTGGTCATCACCAAAGAGAACGGCCACAGACATGCCGGCACCAAGCACCCCAAGGATGCGGTTATCGACGTGTCGGAGGCCGATGCCAAATACATCGTCGACGTCAAAGCCGGCGAAATCGCGAAAGAGGACAAGTAAGCCATGGCTCAACCCAAAGTGTTTAAGGGCGTTGGCGTAGTTTCGTTCCAGCGCCTCAACGTTCCCGGCGCCATTCTGCGCGACGCGGGCGACGTCGAGCAGCTCAAGATTGCCCACCGCAGCAACTCCGTTCTGTGGAAACAGAACCGCCGTCCAGGGGGTGGCAACCTGGCTCGCATGGACAACCTGGAAGGCATCGACCTGACTGCGCAGATGCAGGAATGGACCGAAGAAAACCAGGCGATGGTGCTGCAGGGCAAGGTTGTAGAGCTGCCTGAAGAAACAGTGACCGGTGAAGCGGCGGTGCTCGCTCCTGGTGGGCTGACCCTGACCGAGTTCCCCGGTGCCAAGAACTTGGTGATCACCCCGGCCCAGGGTGGCGGGTCGCCTATTGCTCTGTCCGCAGTCGAGCTGTCCGCGGCTGGTATCCGTGTTCCGGTCGATAGCCAGGTCATCAGCGCGCCGACCCCGGTGACCCTGGCCTACACGTCCACACCCGCCAAGCGCATTGAGGCGTTGGTCGAGCCCGGCGCGGAATACCGCATCGTGCTCGATGGCCTGAACGAAGCAGAAAGCGGCCGGCCGTGCGTCGTCGAAATTTTCCGCTGGAAGGCGCCGCCCGCTGAAGAGCTGGCGCTCATCGATGCGCAGAACCCTGGAAAGCTGCTTTCCAAGGGCGAGGTGCTGGCGGACCAGGCCCGCCCGGTCGGCGAATCCCCGTTCTACCGCATCACCTGGTTGTAACCCTCCCAACTACCAAGCCGGCCGGGCCGTTCAGGCCCGGCCTCTGGAGCATCGAACATGGCACTAACCAAGATCAGCCAGGCCGGCGGCCTCGGCATTCAATGCCGCGAGTTGACCGTCACTGAAATTCGCGACTGGCTGAAGAGCATGGAAGCCCAAGTGCAGGCCCCCGACCTGGTCGGTGACAGCCTGTTGCCGCAATTCACCCTGGATGACCTGGAGCGCATGACCGACGCCACGCCGGAGACGTTGGCAGGCATGACGCCCAGCGAGCTGCGCCAGCTCGGCGACGACTGCAAGGCGGTGAACGCGGATTTTTTCGACCTGAGGGAGCGAATCGAAGACGGCGGGCGCCGACTGCTGGCGAAGCTCTCAGGCGACTTGAGCGAAACGCCAGCTGCTTGATACGCCACGGCCACACCGGGCTGTGGGCGTATCCATGGGGTGTGTGGGAGGCCGCGCTAGAAGAGGCAATCGACGCGGCGGAGCAGAGGGAGTGAGGGGCTACTGGCGGGGTTTGTTGGCGCGCCAGCCAGGGAAGCCGAGCAGCGCAGCCAAGACCCAGAGCACTACTGCTGCCGCACCAACTAGAACGGTGATCCCGGCCCCAAGTTTGGGCGCGATGAGGGTCAGCAACCCAGCAAAAACAACTAAGTGATAGACCTTCATGACCGACGTTCGCCTCTCAATATCCGTTGATGCCAACCAGGGCCGCAGCACGATGCGGGAGTTCCGGGCCGGCTATACAGCGCTCATCAACCAGCTGCGCCAACCGCTCGGGCGCATTGCCTCGCTGCAGGAACTCCAGGCTAGCCTAGTCGACAACGAGCAGCAGCTCAATGCGACTCGCCGCCACCTGGCTGACCTGTCCAGCGAGATGCTGGCCGCAGATCGGCCAGTCAGGGCGCAGATTCAAGCGTACCGCGCGGCGTCCCAGCAGGCCGACGCGCTGCAGCAGAGCATATCCAGGCAGCGCCTGGAGCTGGCAGAGCTGTCGCAGGCGCTGCGCAGTGCCGGTGTGGACACCACCCGCCTTGCTGCTGAACAGAAACGCTTAGGTGCCGAACTGGAGGCAACCCAGGGCAAGGCCAACGGCCAACAGCAGCGCATCGCAGGCGCGCGCGCTGCGCTCAACCTGCGCCCGCATGACGACATCCGCGCGGAAATCAGCGGGCTGACTCAGCAATACCAGGTGCTACGCAACAGCGGCACCTTGACCACGGCCGAGCTAGCCCAAGCCAAGGTTCGCCTGCGCGAGCGAGTCGCCGAGCTGGAAGTCGGCACTAACGGCTGGGCGCGAAGTCTGGGGCAGGTTCACCGACAAGCAGGCGTCGCCGCTGCATCCATGGGCGCGCTTGTGTATGGCGGCGCCAACGTACTGGGCTTCTATGCGAGATTCGGCCAGCAGATGGCGGCCGTTGACTCAATCACCGATCTAAGCCGAACCCGGTTCGCCGAGCTGTCCCAGGAAGTGCGTCAGCTCAGCGTAAATATGGGCCGTGACGCCGCCGAATCAGCCTCGGCACTCAACGACATCTTATCGTCAGGGGTCGACGAGAATAACGGCATTTCTACCCTGGCCCTATCGACCAAGGCAGCAGTGGCAGGCGTCACGGACACCGCCACTGCGGCCCGTGGCGGCCTGGCCGTGGTCAACGCCTACGGCGAGGGCATCGAGAACCTGGGGCTGCGCTATGACCAGATGTTCCTGGCCGTGCGTGACGGTGTGACAACGTTCCCCGAGCTGGCCAATTTCATCGGCGACGTGTTGCCGACCGCGAAGGCCGCCGGGGTCGGGTTCGACGAAGTGTCAGCCGCTATTGCGCGCATGACCATTTCAGGCATCCGCACCCCGCAAGCCACTACGGCGCTGAAAGGTGCCATCAACGCACTGGCAGCGCCGACGCCTGATGCACAGAAAGCCTTGGACGAGCTGGGCATCAAATGGCACGGCCTATCCGGCACGCTCCAGGACATCGCCGCCCGCAACCTCGGGCTCGACGCCATGCGCCAGATCATCCCGGACGTCGAGGCCCGCACAGCGGTGCTGTCCCTGACCCAAGACTTCCGCGCGCTCCAGGATGAAGTCCAGGCGATGAACAACGCTGGCGGCGCCATGGAAGCGGCCTACGCCAAGATGTCGAACACCCCGCAGGCTGACATCGACCGATTCAACGCATCTTTCGGGGAGCTGAAGCTCCAGCTAGGAGAGGCATCCACGGCATTTCTGCCGGTCATCAACAGTGCTACTTCGCTTGTTCGTGCCTTTAACGAGCTTCCTGAGCCTGTCCGCAACAGCATTGCCATTATGGTCACGATGACAGTTGCTGGAGTGGCTGCTGCTAGTGCAATCCGGGCCCTGCTGAACCCCTTCACCCTGCTACGCGGACACATGGCGCAGACGCCTGGCGTTGCAGGCGCAGCCGCTGCCGGCCTGGAGGGAGTCGCCGGCAAAGCAGCCGACCTAGCTCCGAAGGTCACCACACTGGCCGACGCGTTTCGTCTGCTCAAGGGCACTCTGGCCCTCGGTGTCGTGAGCTGGTCAGTTGGCAACGTCATGGACCTGGTGGAGGTGCACAACCAGCTGGAAGACCTGCGCCAGTCGCAGCGCGACTATGAGCAGTCGTTGTCCGACACCATCACCAAGACCACGCAGTACGCCGAAACGCTGATCCTGCCGGCCGACGCGCTGGCCAGGCTGAACGAAGAGGAACGCAAGGCGTATGCGGAAAGCCTGCGCCTTGCAGAGCAGCACTACCGCGCACAGGTCGAGTTGACCACTCGGCGCGACCTGGAAAAGAACGGCCCAGGCGCCGAGGTATCGCAAGAGGCTCTGGTCTCCCAGCGTAGGGCTAGGGAGTTCCAGCAGGCGCAGCAAGACATCCAGGATCAGCAGGAAGCCAGAGAGGCAGCAGAGCGCCGTCACTCGGCGTCGATGGCCAAGATCAAGAGCGACCACCTCGCGGACATCAAATCGTCGCTGGCGAAGGAGATTCGCCTTTATGAGGACGCCAACAAGAAGCTTGAAGCCGCCAACGCCAAAACCAAGGAGGCGATGAAGCAACGCGCCGACATCGTCAAAGAGTTCGCCCAGCTGTCGAAGGACATGCGGACCCCGGAGAAGGAAGGCCCGGCCTCGCTGGCAGATGTCACCACCTTGAAGGCCGGGGCTCGCCAGGACGTCCAGAAGGGGGACTCGGCCGAGGCGCTGCGCAAGACCCGCGAAGCCGCTGCGATCCTGCGCGAGCTTAAGCAGTCTGGCGCCAACACCTATGGCTTCGCGGGCATCGCCGACGAGCTGGGGAAAATCGCTGACCAGGCCGCGCGAATCGACGAGACCAAGGCCGACGTTGCGAAGATCGGTGCACAAGCACAGGTCGACGAGATCAAGGCGCGCATGGATGACCTGCTGGCACAGGCTGAAGCCTTCAAGCGGATCAACATCGAGTTCGTCGGTTTCGAGCAGTCCGCCGCCCAGCTGGAGGCCCAAGCCGTCGCACTGGCTGCACGCCTGAAGCAATACATGGTGATCCCCGTCAACTACATCGGAGCTGAAGCCGACGCGCAGAAGTCCGCTGGCAAAGACGCCAAGGACATCCTGGAGCCGAAGCCCATCAAGCGGGCTGCAGGCGGTTGGATCGACGGCCCCGGATCGCCCACAAGCGACAGTATTCGGGTGGACGGCTCGCGCAATGAGTTCGTGCTGCAAGCGCGTTCCGCTCTGCGCCTCGGGGCGGCAAACCTTGAGTTCATGAATCGCACAGGCGACCTCCCGCAGCAGAGGGAAGCGCTGATTCCACATATCCCGATGCTGCCGCCCGACTTCGGTAAAGCGGCAGCACTGCAACCTATCAACCTGTCGATGCCGTGGGGCTCATACAACCTGCAGGGCGAGCCTTCAGAGGTTCAGCGCTTCCAGCGGGAGCTTGAGCGCGCACGGCTGAAGCATGGGGGCTCTAACCGATGAACAACATTATTCCTGTCGTCCTGGGGGGCGTGTCGTTTGATCCGCACAGCGGGCCGGTGCGACAGAGCTACACCAGTATTGGCGGCAGTAGCGTGCTGACGATGAGCGACGGCGCGGGTTACAAACAGACCCACTGGAAGAAGACCCAGATCACCACCAGCGGGCGCGGCCAGCTCGACCCGGGGCTAGAACAGCTCGACTACTCCAGCGCCCTGGAACTGTGGTGCGTGAAGGTCCAGGCCGTAGGCGGCACCGGGCTTCAGTACGAACTGCCGGCGCAGTCTCGCATCCGGCCGGACGTCGAGCCCTGGGCGATTGCCAGGATCGGCGACCATTGGATCGAGGTTCCGGTCGCCCTGGACGATGCAACCCGAATTGCCACGATCACCCCGGCACCTGGGGCGATTGTTTATCGCGTCTGCTGGTTGCCCCGCTTCCAGGTGCTGACGGCTGGAGTCGTAAGCGACTACGACGAGAACACCGGCTACTTCGAGTGGTCCTTCGACGCGAGGGAGCGCTAATGCAACTGAACGGCGCAAACCTCAACGGCTGTGCACTCAATGGCGGTCCTGACCTCCCGAGCCTCGACGAGACCGAAGTTGTTCGGCTGCCGGACTCAGCCCGCTGGCGGCTGCGCGTCCTGGTGAACAACCAGGACCTGTCCCACCGTTTAACCGGCACGGTGTCCGTTGACCGCGAAGAGAGTGCGGCGCGACTGCTGGAGCTATCGCTTGTGCCCGAGCCTGGCGCGCTGGATTTCGACGACCTCACCGGTAAGCCAATACAGCTGTTCCGGCAGCGCCTGGTTGGCGATGACGTGGTCAGCGAAAGCCTGCGGTTCACCGGCATTGTGCGGCCGCCGAGCTTCACCCCCACAAGCCAGGTCATCAGCCTGACTGGCACCTGCGACCTGCAAACCCGCGTCGAGGCGATGACCGTGCCGCAGATCGATGCGCTAGTGCCGGGCGACTGGTCGGCGGCTGTGTTCGGTGAGCTGAGCAGTCACTGGCAGTACGCCCAGGATCGTCTGGCAACCCGGCAGAGCAGTCTGGACTGCGCGCCGGATGGCACCATGCGCGTGACGCCGTGGGAGCCGGCGCTGCTTCCCCATTTTGCCTTTGGCCCTGACGCCGTTCTCGATGGCACGTTGAACGTGTCCCCGGCCGAGGCGAGCCAGTTGGTCAACCGCGTCGAGTTGACCGTCGAATACCGCTATATCCGGTTGCGTCAGCGCGAGCACACCTACACCTGGGAAAACCCGGTTGGAAACTTCTGCGCGTGGTACGTGGAGACCTTCGAACTTCCGACCAGGAGCATGCTGTTTGAAGCCCTGGACCAGGCCGACTGGACCGCCTACGAAACCCCCAGCATGACCACATTGCCGGGCGACCTGGTCAACCCGTGCGGACTCGGCGGCGCCTGGTACAACCGGTATACCGAAGACCTCCACTTGTTGAGTTTCAGCGCTCGGGTGGCACGTCGGACAGCGCAGACGCTGACCGAGACCTACACCATCACGCTGCTGGCGCCAGGATCGAGCGCCGCATTCGGTGAGCAGATCAAGCGCGAGCGCTACAGCGACGATGTGGAGTACGACCCGCAGAGCTGGGAGGCGCAGCCGATCAACGGCCGTCCAGCTGAAGCTGTGCAGGATGACCTGGGCGACTGGGTCATCGACAAGGACGAAGGGGCGCGGCGCAACCAGGTGCTGCAAGCCGCGATTGCGCGGGAAGCTGTTGAGATTGCGGCCAGCCATCGTCAGACACGGGTGACGTTTCAGACCCCGCTGACGGACCAGGTGTACGACACCATCCACACCATCAAGGTACAGGCCCTGGGCGTGAAGGCCCAAGGCAAGGTGGCACGCGTCCAGGAAGAGTGGGACATCGAGGCCGGCACCGAGATCGCGACGCTAGAGGTCGCCATCCGCCGTGGCGGTGATGTCGCTGTAACTGACCCTGTCGTACTGCCTGCCCGTCCGCATTTCGACCTGGGCACGCCGCCGGCCGTTACCACAACGCTGGCCACCCAGCTGGGAGGACGCCCGGCTAGCGGAGAGTTCGACGAAGACCTCGACGGGTTCTCGGGTAACTACTCAGTGGTGTTCCCGAACACACACACCTATTCCCGACAGCTGCAAATCACCACGCCCGACATCAGCAGCCCGCACAGAGACCCGGCCGAGGCGGAGCGCGTGGCCGCCTACCAGTTGTCGCTGGACAGTGACCTGTTGGAGGTGATGGTCCTATGAGCGACAAAAGCCTCATCAAGACCCTGAACGCGCTTCTGGTTCCTGACCAGCGCAAGACGCTCAAGGCCCTGGAACCACGTGGCTCGCTGGGCGGAAAGCGTGTTGTGTCCGCCTATCGAGCTGCAGCCACTGGGGGAAGCGGTGTGGCCTGGCCGCTGAAGGAGCGGACTAAGCCCCAAGACGGCAAGCAAGTGCCCGACCGCGACTTCTGGCCGGACCTGATCGTGACCACGTCCGATGGCATTTTCACCTTTGAGGTTCCCCCGTTCCGCACCCTCAAGCTGGACGATGCGGACCAGGGCGGCGGTGAGGTGCAACTCGCGGAGCCTGTCGGATCATGATCAATATTCTTGGTGTTCTCACGGACAAGGTGCACGTCTGCGGCTGGCCCTGGCACGGCGTCATATACGACGATCCCCAGACCCTGGTTCGGTATCTGAAGAAGCACGACGGGACGCTGATCCCGCGCGCCGAACTGGGCATGAAAGACGAGCCGTTCAACCGGCTGACCTTCGCCCAGCAGTGGGCCGGCGACTTCGGTGGTAGCACTCATCTGGTTAAGGTGCCGGGCCACGCCGGCCCCTCGCGAAGCCCGGAGCAATTGGCGGCGGATGCGAGCAAGGGGCACGAGTGGTGCGACGCTGCGATGTTGTCGGGCTATGAGCACTATCTCTACAGCAAGCCGCTAGGCGCCCAGCGTTGGCTTTACAGCACCGGGCCAGGGCCTGGGAATCGATGGCTGATGACGCTGGCTTTCGACAGTGTGCCGATGATCGGTACAGACCCGCTGGCGGCGTTGACCGTGAGAGTCACGGCCGTTCCGTTCGGCCGCTTCCAGATCGGGCGGACTGAACTCGTTGATTCGGTCGAATGTGGCAGTGCCTCGGCACCGTCCTGCATCGATACAGCAGAGGCGAACACCTACAGGGTGTCGTCCAACTTCCCCCGTGTGGTGATTCAAAGCATCCGCTCGGATGGCGCCGAGCTGATTCTTGAAGTTCAACGGGCGGCACCACGGCCGAGCCTTCGCCAGATCGCGCCTGCCGGCTTCTACAAGCTATCCGTCCGCAAACAGGAAGATGCATGGCTGGTCGAACTGGACTTGCTCAAGCGAGCCTCAGAGCAGTACAGCGAAAGCGTGTCAGGGTCGTTGGTCGACAAGTCCAACGCGGTCGCCTACATCCTGCAAAGCTCTAGCGCCACGTCCGCAACCATCGTCGCCCAGGTGATCGAGGACGATTCCGAGGCGACCGGACCGTTCTGGATTCCCCACACCTACCGCCATTACTCCGTGCCGGCCGGCCCGATTGAGCAGATTGCGCGTACCCATTGCGGCTACGTCTACGACGAGGATGACAACCTGGTCGAGATCGAAAGCCAGGTGCGTATCACCCACAGCTGCAGCGTGCCACCCATCGTGCCCAGCGTCTCCGGCGTGTGGACGCATATTCCAGGAACGCCCACCACGCCGCCCATCGACGACAACCAGATCACTGTGACCGTCAGCCAGACCCAGTCCGTGACGTCTGTTATCGCGGCCGAAGTGCTGCATAACGGGGTGGTCGTCTCATCTGCCCAAACGACGATGTCGGTGAGCGCTAGCCTGGCGTTCCAGGCTGTCGGGTTCCAGCAGGAGTCCTATCAATGCTCCCTGACCGGCGGGCTCGCATTCCCTGGGCACACCATCGACCTCAGCCAGGAACTGACCGACAACCCGTCGCTGCAGGGGTTGGAGAACTGGCCGAAGTCCAACGGGTTTTCCCAGTGGATTGGCGTTGCCGAGGACGGGACGTTGGTCCCGTGGCCTGGGGTGCAGCGCAGCACTCAGCCGCTGCGCTCGCTGTTTCCGCCACAAGGAAGGGCTGCAGCACGAAGCACCATCTTCGTCGGGGCCGTGCGGCTGGCCAACAACGTGTTCGCCCCGTGCCTGGTCTGCGGCTCTGAAGCCTCCACCACCGGGGGCGCGCTGATCACCTGGTTTTTGGAGACCACGGACGGCCCCGTGCGTATCAGCACCGAGATGCCACCGAATTTCCTAGGCCCATGCGTCGGCCCGAAGGGGGCCGGCACCCCGCCCGAGCAATACCAGTTGGGCGAAATATCAAAATACCCCACCGCCGAATACGACTACCTGCACGGGCAAATCGTGCTGGGCGGCGGTGTCTTCTAGAGGAACTACCATGCGTCAGCTCTTTATCAACAACTGGCAAGCGCCGCTTTTGGCACCGGCCGCCATTGGTTCCACAACTTTTTCCGTCGATCCAGCGCTCGCGGCCAAGCTCCCCGGCCTTGGGGTTGCGGGCTTCTACGAGCTTACCGCCGTGGCACGAGACTCTAAGGGGCAGGAAGTTGCCTGGGAGATCGTGAAAGCGACCCAGAACACGGCGGGTCAACTGACCGTCGAGCGCGCCCAGGGCGACACCCAGGAAGCCCTGTGGCCCGCTGGCACCATCCTGCAGGCGCGTATTACTGCGGAGTTCATCGCGTCGCTAGTCGCACGGCTGGAGGCGCTGGAGGCGGTGCCCAATCCGGGCGGTGATGATGTTGTCGTGACCATGGCTGTGACCCTTGCGGATGACGATGGCCAGTACGGCTACAACGTAGCCGCTCCGTTCGGCAGCTGCACCCCGGACACAATCGAGCTATCGGGCGCCGCCCCGGCTCAGCTGACCAATTTGACTATCAGCGCTGGTGAGCTGCTGGCGGAATTCGGCACGCCAACGTTTCCTGGGGATCGGCTGGTCCAGGTCGATATTGGAGGGGTCGGAGTCTTGCTGGCCGCTGACGGCGCCTTCGGCCACGACGACGTGGCCTGTTGGTGGAGCTGGCCAGTGGGCGGCCATGACTGGGGGTCGCTGGGCGAGCGCACTGTCACGTGGACGTTTTCGGCTCCCTAGAGGGGTAATCCATGGTATGGGCGTTAGGGCCACCAGGGATTTGTGGTGGCCCCATCTTCGCGTTGCGGAAGTCCCGGCCCGTGCCACGGTAGTTGTCGTGATACCGCGCCAGCTCGTCCAGGATGAACTGGCGGGCCTGGACGGTGCCCAGCTCCTCGATGAGGACGGCTAGGCCATGGCTGGCCAGCTCCTGGGGGGAGTTGAGGTAGATGTTGTACCTGCGTTCCTTGCAGTTCACGGTCACCATGGACCGTACTTCAACGTAATGTCGGCGGGGCATGGAAAGCGCTCCGGCTGTATGGGAGCACAATAATACTGTCTATATGTACAGTATTTATTCCCGACTGATAGGCGGCTAAGCGGGGATGACCTCGTACTCTCGCGCCAGTTCTTCCGCTATCACGCGGTAGATTCGAATCGCATCAATGGTTCGCTCAGTGGGAGCCCCATCGTCTCGTAAGAAGCATTCACCACGTAGAACCAGTGTTGACCCCATTGTCTCAGCATCAACGATCACAAGTCCGGGAACACTCTCAAGGTGGGGGCGTAGCCGCTGATTGGCCAATAGGACCATGTCTTCTTTCGAAATCCGCTCCATGACTGTTCCCTAGTGGTCAGCTAAGCGCTAAGCATAAACCGCTAATGCCAAATGTTCCGCAATCGGCACGCGGCTTCTGTGTGCCAAATCAAGCGCGAGCATGTGCCAAAACCGCCGCGCGCTTACACTGGCCAGAAAGGTGGGGCAGGGACAATGCCCCTTCAGGAGGCTGAGCGCAGTCGTCGTGCAAGGGGTTGAGCGACATGGATGTCGCGAGAGCGCTGCCGGGCCAGGGATGGCCCGTCGAGTTGGCGGCACCCCGCCGTCCCCCTGGAACGACGATGGAGGGAGGGAACCCGGCGCAGCCGGGCGGGGACGCCAAGTTCGGATGCAGGGGCGAGCCTTTTTGGTTTCTTTTTTGTGGGCGGCATCCCGACGACTGAAAAAAGAAACTCGCCTGGGAAGGCGAAACAGGTGACATCAACAGAACTCGATAATCAGCTTGGCTCTATAACCCAACAGCCCCACCAAATCCCCAAATCCCCAAAACGGGACCCACATCCTCATATGACCAACCGGTCAGTTTCAGGAGTGTGAGCCCATGCACAGTTGTACTCCGACCAGTCGAACGGACGTGCCGCTTTCCTTATTCTCTCGCCCGCTTGTCGGGTCTCCCCCAGGCAGGTCGCCATAGGAAATCAACACGTCGCATGGATGCGCAGCAGTCTGTCGAGCTTTCTCTATGCCCTGGACCTTTGCCCTCTCCCTGCGCCTTCCGGCCGGCACGCGGCTGCCCGTAGCAGATTGCCCGAGCATCCGGGAGCCCCGCCGATGAGCCTGTGCCTGCCCCGTCGCCTGGCCCGCCTCGCCTGGGCCTGCCTGCTGCTGTGCCCGCTGCTGTGGGCAGAGCCGGCCAGCCAGGACGGCGAGGAGCGCTGGACCATCAACATGCGCGACGCCGACATCCGCGACTTCACCGAGCAGGTCGCCAGCATCAGTGGCCAGACCCTGGTGCTCGATCCCCGGGTCAAGGGCCAGGTCACCGTCATCTCCGAATCGCCGCTGACCCTCAGCGAGGTCTACCAGCTGTTCCTCTCGGTGATGAGCACCCACGGCTACAGCGTGGTCACCCAGGGCAACCAGGCGCGCATCGTGCCCGATGTGGAGGGCCGCAGCGTGGCCAACAGCCCCGTCGGCAGCGGCCCGGAAACCCTCGAGACGCGCCTGCTGCAGGTGCAGCAGACACCGGTCAACGAACTGCTCCCGCTGATCCGCCCGCTGGTGCCGCAGAACGGTCACCTGGCGGCCATCCCCTCCAGCAACTCGCTGATCGTCAGTGACAAGCGCGCCAACATCGAACGGCTGATCGCCCTGATCGCCCAGGTGGACAGCGCCGGAGCCAACGACAGCGTGTTCTACGACCTCAAGCACGCCTGGGCCCGCGACGTCGCCGCGATGCTGCAGGAGAGCCTGCGGCGCGGGCAGCCGGCCGGCAACGGCAACGCCCAGGTGATCGCCGACCCACGCACCAACCGCCTGCTGCTGCTCGGCCCGCCCGAGGCCCGCGAGCGCCTGCTGAAGATGGCCCGCCAGTTGGACACCCAGCCTGTGCGCTCGGCCAACACCCGGGTCGTGCGCCTGCGCCATGGCGACGCCAAGGACCTGGCCAAGACCCTCAGCGACCTCTCCGAGCAACTGCGCGGCACCGCCTCGCCCACCACCACCCAGGCCCCGGTGCTGATCCGCGCCGACGAGGGGATCAACGCCCTCATCCTGATGGCCGAGCCGGACATGGTGGCGCAGCTGGAAGACCTGGTGCACCAGCTCGACGTGCCCCGCGCCCAGGTGCTGGTGGAGGCCGCCATCGTCGAGATGTCCGGCGACCTCAGCGAGGCCCTCGGCGTGCAGTGGGCCATCGACGGGCGCTCCGACAGCGGCCCCATCGGCGGCAGCAACTTCAGCAACACCGGGCTCTCGGTGGGCACCCTGCTCGGCGCCATCGACGCCAAGACCCCGGTCAGCCTGCCCGACGGCGCCATCGTCGGCATCGGCAACAAGAACTTCGGCGCGCTGATCACCGCCCTCTCCGCCAACGGCAACAGCAACCTGCTTTCCACCCCCAGCCTGCTGACCCTGGACAACCAGAAGGCCGAGATCCTCGTGGGGCAGAACGTGCCCTTCCAGACCGGCTCCTACACCACCGACGCCGCCGGGGCCAACAACCCCTTCACCACCATCGAGCGCAAGGATGTCGGTGTCACCCTCAAGGTCACCCCGCACATCAACGAAGGCGGCACCCTGCGCCTGGTGATCGAGCAGGAGATCTCCTCCATCGCCCCCAGCACCGGCGCCGCCTCCCGCGCGGTGGATCTGGTCACCAACAAACGCATGATCAAGAGCACCGTACTGGCCGACAACGGCCAGGTGATCGTGCTCGGCGGCCTGATCCAGGACGACGTCACCCGCAGCGAGAGCAAGGTACCGCTGCTGGGCGACATGCCCCTGGTGGGCGGCCTGTTCCGCTCCAGCAAGGACGTCAACGTCAAGCGCAACCTGATGGTCTTCCTGCGGCCCAGCGTGGTCCGCGACGGCAACCGCTTGGCCGACCTCAGCCAGGAGAAGTACCTCGACCTGCGGCAGCAGGCCGCCGGGCCAAACGCCCAACGCAGCCTGCCCCAGGAGCCGGCGCAGCTGTTCAAGTCCACCCGCGCGGCCGCCCCGGTCGCGACGGCACCGGCACCAACACCGGCACCCGCGCCCAAGCCGGCTCCGGCTCCGGCTCCGGCTCCGGCTCCGGCTCCGGCCCAACCCTACGCCGCCCCGGCTGAAACGCCCCTGCAGCGCAGTGCCCAACCCGTGGCAGCCACCACGCCGCCACCGGCACAGCCCCCGGCGCCTGCGGCTCCGGCCCAGCCTGCCGCCGCTCCGGCGCCAGCCCCGGCCGCCCCGCAGCGCTACAGCATCAACCTGATCGAAGGCAGCAGCGAGCAGTACATGCGCGCACTGATGGCCCGCCACCCCGGCGCGCCCCTGCGCATCCAGCATTCGCAGCGCAACGGCCAGGACTGGTACCGCATGTTCTACGGCGAGTACTCCCAGGCCGACCTGGCCGAGCGCGCCCTGCGCGACCTGCCGGCCACACTGCCCAGCCATCGGGGACGGGTCATGGCGCTCTAGCGCTCGCCCCGGCTCACAACAATCACAACAAAGCCGAACTGAAAGCGAGGGGACATGTTTCGCAAGCTCGTACTGATCTACGGACTGCTCAGCCTGGCCGGTTGCCTGGACCTGGGCGGCGGCGGGGGTGGCGGAGGCTCCAGCAACCCTGCCCCACCGGCCACCAGCACCCCGGAGACGCCATCCCAGCCGCCCGCCGGTGGCGGTGGTGCCACCCCGGATCCGGAAACGCCCGAAACCCCGCAGCCACCGGTCACGCCCCCGGTCACGCCGCCCACCGAGCCGCCGGTCACCCAACCGGAGAACCGCTTCCCCGAGCCCAGTGCCGCCGTGGTGGACGAGGTCGGAGCCCTCGGCTTCTACGACCAGACGGCCGACGGCCAGCCGCGTCCGGTGCGCAACGACCTCACCGGCACCCTCGCGGCCATGCTGCAGTTCGTGCAGAGCCACTCGGTGGACCCGCAGGGCAACGAAGCGAAGAACATGCCGCGCCTGACCAGCGAGCGCGAAGCCCTGCTGCTGGTCACCCCCGACCCGGACCAGCCCCTGCCCAGGTCCCTGCGCGTGCAGGTGCTGGTGGACGGCGCTCTCAAGGGCGACCTGACACTGCGCCACCCCGACGAACTGTTCCGCGCCGACCGCACCGGCAGCGACGCCCGCCCCGACGTGGTGTATTCGCGCCGCGCCTGGTCCGCCGTGCTGCCCTGGGACTGGGTGATGCCCGGCATGAGCCTGCAGCTCAGCGACGACCAGGGCCGCAGCGGCCAGCGCGGCGCCGAGGCCTTCGACTTCGCCCCGCCCGCCGAACTGCTGGTCCAGGCCATCCGCATCGGCATGCTTACCCCCGAGGTCCCGGGCGGCCAGCACTGGTTCAACACCCAGCCGGCCCAGGCCGCCACCGACTACTTCCAGACCGTGCCCATCGCCCGCATGGTGGCCAGCCGGTACGAGGACGTGCTGCTGCGCAAGGTCATGGTCGCCAACGGCACGATCTACGACGCCGACCAGCGCCAGGCCAGCGCCACCACCGGCGACGTGTACAGCGGCGACATGCGCGAGAACACCGCCAAGTCCACCTTCAGCACCGGCATCAACCTGGCCAACTGGGGCATCACCAGCGCCGGCATGGCCAGCCAGGAACAGCCGCAGCTGACCAACTCGGCGGTCATCCACCACGCCCGCGGCCAGTACGCTAACGGCCCGGTCAACCACGGCCTCAGCGGCGGCAACGGCATCCTCACCCTGATCGACTCGGTGGGGAACGAATTCAGCCACGAGATCGGCCACCACTACGGCCTCGGCCACTACCCCGGACAGAGCGGCGACAACTACTTCTGGTCCGGTCACCACCACGACAGCGGCTGGGGCTACATCGCCTACCGCAAGCGCATGCGCGCCAACCTGCACTGGACCCGCGCCAAGACCGGCGGCCTCAACGGCATGCCGATCTACGCCGATGCCTACAGCTTCGCCACCGACGCCATGGCCGGCGGCAACTTCGCCAGCGGCCTGTCGCGCTACACCCACTACACCGGCTACAGCACGCGGCAGAAGATCCAGCCGGCGCTGAACCGCGCCGTCTGGGCGCCCGACTCCCCCACCGGCTACCGCAAGTGGGACGCCACCAGCCGCAGGATGGAGGTGTTCCAACCGAAGACGCCGACCTCCCGCACCGTCTGGTACAACAGCGCCGACGGCAACTACCGCAAGCCGCGCCTGTTCGGTGTCCCGGTCATCACCCTGCTCGGCGGCTACGACCCGGAGACCGGCGCCGCCGTGCTCTACCCGGCCCTGCGTGGCAACTGGGGCCAGGTCTACGACCTGCCGCCGCCCGACGCCGCAGCCACCAGCCGGCAATGCTGGCTGGAGGTCAGCTTCGCCAACGACAGGACCCAGCGCATCGCCGTCGCCCCCACGCGCCTGGGCAGCAACGCCAACAAGCTGCACGTCAACCTGGCCCAGGCCGAACAGCCCGTCGCCGCGGCCCTGCAATGCCGCGACACGGCAGGCGCCGCCACCACCGAGCTGGCCAGCGTGGTCATTCCCCAGGGCCTGCCCGCCCTGCCGCCGCCGGTGATCGTCGGTCGCGAAGCCGGCTTCCAGGCCCTGCGCCAGGAAGAACTGCCCCAGCTCGACGCCGCCCTCACGGCCCTCGCCGGCCAGCTCGTGCCCACCCTCAAGGGCAACGCACGGGTGCTCTTCGACAGCTACAGCGACCAGCCCGACGGCCTCTCGGCCACCGCCCAGCAGGTCCGCCAACGCCTGCTGGACCAACAGGCCCGCGCCCTGCGCCTGAACCGCTGGCTCGACGCCTACGGCGCCCAGCTGGCCGTCAGCGCCGACGCCGGCCAGGCCCTGGATGCCCTGCTGGCCACCCTGCAGTTCGACAGCCGCACCCTGCTGCCACCGCGCCAGGGCTTCGCCATGGGCAACGGCAACTGCGTGCGGGTGGAACAGGTGGACGGCGCCTGGCAGCCCTACGTGCTGGCCAAGGCCCAGTGCACCGGCTCGGCGGAGGAACAATGGCGGGTGGACGCCAGCGGTCGCATCCGCAGCGTCGCCCAGCCCACCCAGTGCCTGACCGCCAGCAACGACGTGGGCCTGAGCGCCTGCGACAGCCAGCAGGACGCCCAGGCCTGGGACTTCTCCGCACTGCCACAGCTGAAGGCCGGCAGCCGCTGCCTGGACCTCTCCGGCGGCTACCTCACCAACGGGCGCGGCAAGCTGATCCTCTACGGCTGCACCGGCGGCGCCAACCAGAAATGGTAC